ATTAGCCGTCGCACCAGCGGCGATGCCAGCCAGCTTGGTCTTCTCAGTGGCGGTGAAGGCCTTGTTGGTGGTGCCGTCGACAATAGTGTCTGCCGACTGGGTTCCGGTGTGGTTGGCCCGGTTGAGCAGCGTGGCATCAGCAGAGTTGGCCGTCGCACCGGCCTCGACTCCAGCCAGCTTGGTCTTCTCAGTGGCTGTGAAGACCTTGTTGGTGGTGCCGTCACCGATGTCGTCCTGAGTCAGGGTGACGTTGGAGCTGAGCGACTTGCCGTTGATCTGACGGGTGGTAGGGACACGACCCGAGAGACCGGTGTCGACGTACTCCTTCGTCGCGGCGTGATCATTCGCAGTGGGCGTGCCGACCTTCATGACGCCGCTGTTCTCCCGGACAGCCAACGTCCACTCATATGGCTCGTGGGTGTACGTGATCGAGGTCGTGTCACCCTCGCTGTCGGTGATGTACGTCTGGTAAGGATCGGTGATCTTGTCGACCTTGTCCGCGAGTGCCTCGGTATTGGCGTTGACCTGCTCGGCGACGTCGTTCTGGTCAGACGCCGAGAAAGTGTCGCCGTCTTCCCAATCGCTCTTCAGCGTCATGCTGCGATGCTCCCTACTCTCGACCCACGTCGAGAAGAGTTGAAGTGGACCAATCCGCGGTCCCGTGAAAAGAGTTGAGCCAGAGGCCTATTAGGAGTTCTGGCGTGCCGTGATCCACGCAGCGCCGTCTGCACCGGCACCACCTGTCCATGCCACGCCCCAGGTGCCACCGGCACCACCACCGCCACCACCGCCGGGTGCCGAACCTTTGGCCCCGTTGGAGAACGGCGGCGAGGCAGCACCGCCACCACCGATGTAGGTGACGCCGTTGTACGTGTAGTTGCCTGGCGAGTCACCGCCAGAGAGGGCCGGGTTCTGGCTACTGCCGCCAGCACCACCGGCGGCGGTCGTCTGCGCCTTGCCTCCGCTGATCGCCTGACGGCGCGTTGAGCCACCGGTACCGCCTGGAGAGTTCCAGGGACCGGCGCTTCCGCCTCCGCCGACCACGATGGTCAGAGACGTTGCGTCCACCGGGAAATCGACGCCACGCACCAGCGTCTCGGCGCTCCAGCTACCGGCGTCACCGCCCTCACCAGGTGCGGTGGGGACGATCGGGTTGCCACCGTGGCCGCCACCGCCAGCGCCAAGCAGGACCACATCGAGGTGGGTCGCGCTGGCGGGGATGGTGTAGGTATAGGTGCCCGCCCCGCTGTAGGCGGTCTTGCGCGGCGCGAAGTACGGGATCGGGATGTCGCCCGCAGCGATGCCCATTCCGAACCACGGCACCGTATTCGCTGAGTAGGAGGTCGAGCTGAAGGCGAGGTCGCCACTGCCGCTGCGCGCCGAGACCGGCTTCTTCGGGTGGATCGTTGGATGCTCGGGCATGCCCGCGATCGGGATCCCCGCGATCGAGTGGGTGCCGGTGCCGACCACTCGCCATGCGACACCGAGCACGTCGCCGGAGACGACCTGAAAGCGGTCCTCCTCGTCGATGTGGTGAATGAGGTACTGCCAGCTACCGGAGGCCGCGCCGCTGACGTCTGGAGAGGTGTAGATCAGCTCCCAGGTCTCGTCTTCGTAGTTGGCCTTGTAGACGTCGAGGTAGATCGCCGAGACGTCGGTGACGCCCCTGCCGAACCAGCTGATGAAGCCTTTGACCGAGTCCTCTGTTGCGCGCCAGTAGGCCACTGGGAAGCTCGACGAGGACGCGGCATAGGCGGCCACCGGGTCGCTACCCACACCCCAGAGCTTCTCCAGGGTGAAGTTGGCCTCCTCGGTCTCGTCGACGCCCTCCATCAGAGACTTGTTGTTGCGCAGGCCCAGGACGGCGTTGTTCCACTCGCCGATCTCCATGGCGGTGTCGGCTCGCGTGGTTGTCTCCATGGCGGCGTTGGCCACATCGGCGATCGACTTGCCGCTACCCGAGAGGCGGGTCAGGCCACGCCAGAAGTTGTCGAGGATGTCGGTGATGGTGTCGACCATGTTGGCCGCGCCGACACCGATGACGTTGATGGCGGGGATGTTCTTCAGCGCCTCGGCCAGGTCGTCGGCGGTCCGGTCGATGAGACCCTCGTCGTCGCCGAAGATCGCGTCCCACGACTTGTTGAGGATCTGCTGGATCACCGACTGCAGGGCCTCGACGGCGTCCCCGATAGCCTCCTCCAGCGCCTCCTGCACCGAGCTGACGAGGTTCTCCAGGCCGGAGAACACGTCGGCAAGCGGGGTGTTGGAGATGAAGGCGTTCCATGCCGCGACCGGGTTGAACTCCAGGTCCGAGAAGTCGATCGCCTCGAAGAACCACCGCAGGTTGGCGAAGAAGCGGGCCACCGGGTTGCTCGCGCCACCACCGCCGAGGGTGAACGGGAAGGTGTAGGGGAAGCCAGCCGGTTCGCTGTCGAGGATCAGCGCCTTGAGGAAGTCGAGGATGTCCCCGATGATCGGTAGGTCGTCGATGTTCTTGGCGGCGTTCCAGATTGCAGCCACCAGCGCCTCGACGAACTCCCCACCCTCGATCACCTTCTGGGCAAGCGACAGCAGCAGCATGTCCACGCTGCTGAAGTCGAGACCAGTCAGGTCCTTGAGAAAGTCGATGGCCACCTGAGCCGAGTTCTGGATGACCTGCTCGAAGACGTGAGACCACATTTCCTCCAGACGCTTCTGCATCTGGATGTGGAACTCGGAGCCGTCCTGGGTCGGGTCATGTTCGACCTTCGGTGTGTAGCGGTCAACTGCGCGTGGCATTAGGACCCTTCAGCGACAAAGCCCGAGACAGGAATGCACAGCACTGAGAGCTGAGCGTTCTTCTTGTTGAAGACGTATGCGCCTGTGATGCCGTCGTTGAAGAGGTTGACGTACAGGGTCGTCTCTGCTCCGACGGAGTTGGCCGGGACAACCGCCATTCCGTTGTCCGGCGTGATGGCGTCATTGGGTGAGGTCGGCATCGAGAAGTGCGGGATGATAGTGGTCCAGGTCGAGCTATTGCCGAACCCGCGAGCTACCAGAGTGCCGGTCGTCGGATGGCCGAGGCGCACCTCACATCCGAGAATGAAGGGGTCGGAGTCGGCCTCGATGCCCAGGGCACGTAGGTGACCCTGCACCATAGGCACCCAGTCCCACTCCATCGGAGGGATGACGATCGAACCGATGGTCTGGCGGGTGGCCAGGCCGGTGAAGTTCGAGAAGTTGGCCTCCGGCATCGAGAAGAACTTCGGCAGGATGTTGCCGATCGGCTGAGCCTGGAAGTTGCTGCCGTTCCAGACGATCGCCTCACCGATCTCCGGCGGCTCGCTGTCGTCATAGTCGGTGGCATCCCGGATGGTGGCGTTGTCGCCCTTGGGGCCACGAGGAGCCTTGAGCTTGAAGTGCCAACCGGGATTGGCTGCGGTACCGGACACTTCGATGGTCGACTCCAGGTTGTCGTCATCAGGGTCCAGCAGCTCGACGGTGGGGCTGATGTTGGGAACCGGTCCCGGAGGCCCCTGGGTGCCCATGGCGCGGATGCGGTACTGCTCGCCATCCCAGATGTAGACCTGGTTGCCGATCCACCACGCCTTGCCCACGTCGACGTCGTCGTCGGTGAGGTTCTGCGGCAGGTCCTCGGGGTCCTCGATGCTGTTCCACTGCATCTTGACGATGGGAGCGTTCTCACCCGGGATGCCCTGGGGGCCAACGAGGGCGTCGAGGGTGACCGCCCCGTCGTTGCCGAGGATCTCGAAGGACCCACCCATCATCGAGGGGGTGTCGATGTCGGAGATGATGCCCCAGAGGTGGACATTGGTCAGGATGCTGCCCAGGTAGACGTCAGCACCTGGAGGGGGAGTCGGCATTAGCTGTTCCTCTCGGGAATCCACTCGGTGTCATCACCGGCTTCTTCTCCGTCGGTGATGGTGATGAAGGGCTGGACGGACCAGCCCGCGCTTTCGGGTATCTCCACCGGGACCTCAAGGCCCAGGCGGCGTTTGGCCTCCAGCTGGAGGTCGGGGTCGAGCGCTTCGATCTCGCGCATGGTCATGTCTTCGAGGTGCGCGAGCGGATCGTCGGGGGCATCAAGGGGCACCCAGGTGACTGCGTCCTCGACCACGCCGGGACCGGTCACCTTGCGCTTCTTGATCAGTGGGTCGTCGTACTCCTCGACCAGCGGGAGGTGGTCGAGGTTGTTGGGCTTGCGCCACCCGCAGCGCACCAGATGCCAAGCGACGAGGTACTTGAACGCCGTGGCGTCCATCTGTGCGCCGTCCTTGCCCTGCGGGTAGTGCAGATCGGCGACCATCTGCTCATAGACCTTGTTCAGATAGGCCTTGTGGTCGGCGCTACGCATCGGCGGGCCTCGAATCAGTCGCGATGGCCTTCTGCCAGCGGGTGCCAGTCCAGATGTGCCAGATGTGCCCGATCCACCAGGTCCGACCGACGTCGGTGCTGTGGCGTCCGTACTCCAGCTCAGGCAGTTCAGCCTCGCTGGGCAACGGACCTTCGAGTGTCAGCCGCATATCACTCTCCGGTTGTTGGGAAGGGAGTTGGGAGCACCAAAAAGGACCCCGGTCGATGACCGAGGCCCTGATGGGTGAGTTGTTGGTTACTGCCTGGTTCGAGCCATGTTCCGACTGCTCCTGGCGGGATTCCAGGTGCCGTCCTTGACCTTGCGGACCAGGGTGTGGCTGACCCCGTGGTCCTTACCGATGGCTCGGGTTGACCGGGTGTCGGCCTTGATCGCCTCCACCTGCTCGGGAGTGAGCGACGGGACCTTGAGCGGACGCTTCCTGGCCTTGGCCACCCTGCTGCGATCGTTGGTGCAGATGCGGCAGTACCGCTGATTCTTGCCCTGGACCAGTGGGTGGCCGAACTTGCACTCGGTCTGGAGGGTCCTCCAGTGCGGCTTGGGCGGGTTCTTCTCCCGCTGCCTGGCGTCATAGGCCCGCTGCGACTCCCGCTCGCACTCACGGCAGGCCAGGTACTGGCGAGTGGTCATGTACCGCTCCGACTCCGGGTGGCCCCGCTTGCACGCCAGGTCCAGGTCGAAGTCGCGCTTGTTCCGCCGACGGTTCTGGCTGGGGGTGATCAGCCGGAGGTGATCGACGTTCACACACCGTCGGTCGCAGGTGGGCCGGTGGTCGACGTCCATGACCCCGTCGATCTGGCCGTGGACGTGAACGTAGGCGGCACGGTGAGCCGTGGTGCCGTGCATGCCGTCGTCGTCTTGCCACCCGATCTGGGCGTAGCCGTGGGACCCCGTGGAGTAGGTGCTGATGTAGCAACCGTTCTCGTCCTCGGTCCACTTCGAGAATGCGCGCTCGGTAACGCGCTCAGGGATAACTAGCATGCCTCCGATATTAGAAGCACTCTAGCTATTTGTCGTGGTCAGCGTCAAAACAATCCGTCGGTCAGCAGGAACGAGCCGAGTGCGTTCCACATCGTGGCCATGGTCCGGAAGGCCCGAGCGAACGGATCTTCTTCCTCGACGTCGCGTCCGATGCTCAGTTCGATGGTCACCGGCTTGGTGTCGTCCCAGGAGTAGCGGATGGCCGTGCACTGGTCGACGTGGATGACGTTGGCCATCTGGAAGCCGAGACGGTCGCCGAGGTGAAAGTCGTGGCCCACCAGATACGGAGCGCCGTTGCGCACCGTGGTCTTGAAGCTGGAGTAGGCCCTGGTCTTCCAGTGGCCGGTGCGCAGATCGAAGACAGCCGCCGTGGTGTAGGCAGTGCCTCCGCCCTTCTCGATGTGCTCAAGGAATCCGAAGTCGCCCATTCGAATTGCGCGGACCGGGTCCGTAAACCTCTGCCAAGCAAACAAGGTGTTATCGAGCTGACCTTGATAAATTTCCTCCAAGCCCGGAGTAGCAGGAGGCTGGAATCCTGAAATTGCCAGACCTGCAGCGAAATAGATCAGTTCTGAGAGCTGAGCCAGGCCATACTTGATTCCGAATGTTTGAGCTTGGTTAACCCAGGCGGGTGATTTTGAACCCACCATGATCGTCTTGGCCGTGGCACCGTGCAGCGATCGCTGGGCCTCGACGATGCCGGAGTACTGGCCGTCGGCGAACACCACCCACGGAGGCTCGGGAGCCGTCAAAGACAGCTTGCGGAAGAACGGGTCGGTCTTGCCGTCGTTGTCACGGTCCAGGTCGACCACCGAGGCGATGGTCTCGGTGATCATGTCATCTGCCGTGGAGGCCGCGAGCTTGATCGGTCCGTCCAGGAAAGTTCCTGTGGGACCGGTGGTTCCGGACTTGTCCTCGACGGCGAAGACCACCGCGTTGCGGGTGGGGCGCACCAGCTCGTCGAGGTCGGTCGGCAGCTTGCCGTCGCTCTTGTCGCGGATCTTCTTGAGCAGCGGGCCTACCAGAGGCACGTTCTTCAGGCCCAGTGCCAGCTCGGGGTGCGGGCTGGTCTTGTCCTCGGTCAGCCAGGTGTAGGCCCGGATCATGCAGCCGGAGTCCTCCAGGATCGGCTGGGTCACCGAGTGCATGTCCTGCCAGCGGCTCGACAGCACCGCGAACCGACTCTGGTCGAAGACCGGGTTGAGGAACTGAACCTGCAGTGGCCAGTCCAGCGGGCTGACGCCAGCGGTGGGGCCGCTGAGCAGTGAGTCCAGCCAGGCACCGGGGTTGAAGATGTTGGTCGGGATCGACAGGAACGGAAAGAACTGGCGCGCAAGGTTGATGAACAGTGTGATGCTGATGCCGGTCCGGGCGTTCCAGGGCAGCAGCCAGATCTTGGGCAACTGCACCTCAGGCGGGAAGATGGGGTTCGCTCCGGCCAGGATGTGCTTGAGGTGCTCGCGGTTGGAGACGGCCTCCAACTCGACGGTGTGCAGGCCCTCGCTGTCGCGCTTGGCGTTGACGTTGAGGACCTTGCCTCCCCATCGGGTGCGCCAGTCCGGAGCCGAGGCGATCGGGTCCATCGTGATGTGGAGGTCCTCTTCGACGCGGCGGTCGTAGAGGATGAAGTCCGACAGCCAGTTGTCGCGACGCAGCGTGACCGTGGCACCGCCGGAGTCGGCCATGACCTCCTCGACCATCACCGAGCGCTCGGAGGCGATCTGACCGATCAGCTTCATGTCCTTGTCCCACAGACGCAGCAGTGGACGCTGGCGGACGGAGTCGATGGTGACCTGGCGGCGCTTCTCCAGATAGCGGTAGGTGGCCAGGGGATCGGTCAGATCCGGCACACCCTCGCGTCCCACGATGTGTTCAGGGATGGACTGCAGTACCCGATTGAAGTCGATGGAGTACGAGGGAAAATCGATGGTGGCGATGATCGATCTCCTTTCGGGCAGCGCAACTACCCGCGCTTCGGAAACCGAAGGCGGGTAAGAGAAGTCAGGTGGTTAGACGCCGAACGCCGAGCTGAACCGCTGCGGCATCATGCCGATGATGGTTCCTCCGGCATTGGAGTGGCGAACCTTGATGCGGTTCACCGTCTTTGCGGGCCAGGGTGTGGTGAATCGACCGTTGAAGCGTCGCCACACCGGCAGTCCCTGGTTGGTGATGTCGTCGAGCAGGAAGTCGAGCAGGTCGATGTTGCGGGCGATCCGGTAGAACAGCGGGTCGACTGGGTCCTTGCTCGCGGTCAAGGTGCGCTTGGTCGGATCGGTATCCACAAGCACCACGCCGTCATTGGGCGACAGCAACGGCAGCTCGACCATACGGCCACCCGGGCCGTCCTCGATCCAGGCGCGGCCAGGGCTGGAGATCAGGAACTTCGGCCACTCCGCCTCGGTGCCTCGGGTCGGCAACACGATGTTGCCCTCGCCGATGTGCATGCCGGGGATGAGGTTGGAGATTCCGGGGAAGACGCCTTCGAGGATGTCCTCGATCAGCTCCTCAAGCTGATCCCACGGGGTGTGCGGGATTCCGCCGTCACCCTCGCCGTCGTTCTTCCAGGTGTTGATCTCGATGCGCTTGCGCCAGTAGGGATCGGCGGCGACCAACCGCATGTCCCACTCCATGAAGTTGTTGTCGTAGGCAGCCGGATCCAGCACGAACTCGTTCTGCGGATCCTGGGCCAGGCGCACACGCAGCCAGCGCCATCCGTGCGTGCGGGTGAAGATGCCCAGATAGCCGTCGTGATCCGGCGACCACGATGCCCACCACCGCTGCTCGATCATGCGGTACCGGAAGATCGTGTCGATCGTGCCGACACCCACCATGACCTTGAGCAGGATGTTGCGCTTCTTCCAGTCGGTGCGCTCGTGCACCGCGCCGATCTGGTACGGCCCCTCTGACATCAGGTGCTCGAAGGGCACGTGCATCAGGCCCGAGACCTCCGGTGCCAGCTTCACACCCTGATTTCCGGCATTGGTTCCGTGCAAGTTCCACCAGGCGCGCTTGCCGTCCGGACCACCGGAGCCGGGGACACCGACATAGACCACCTGGGTCTCCAGGCTCTGGAGACGTCGCGGCAGCCGGGTGAACTTGGTGTCTGGTGGACCAGTCGTCGGGGTGGGGGAACTCACTAGACGGGCCTTCCGCTCATGAAGGGACGGATGTTCATGCGCTGTTGCAGACCGGCCTCCTGGGTGACCCGCTTGGGATCGGTGCCGACGGTTCCGCCTTCAGCGATGTGAATCGAGTTGTCGATGTTCTGCGGCTGCTGGGCGGAGTTCTGTGCCGCCGGATCAGCCGCAGAGAGCGCGTTACCGGGGCCGGGAGTGACCCCAGGGCTTGCACCGTGCTCGGCTGGCAGCAGGCCGGTGGGCGCGTCGCCAGGGCTGCCCAGATTGAAGTTGCCGAACGGCTCCGGCAGCAGCTCCATGAAGCTGCCGACCGCGCCCGAGGCGTCACCGCTGATACCGCTGCCGATGCCTGACAGGATCGAGCCGAGCGGCCCCATGCCGGGGATGCCGCCGACCAGGCCGCCGAAGAACTTGAGCAGTCCGCTGCCGATCTGGGTGATGCCCCACTGAGTGGGATCCGAGAAGCCCGGGGGCAGGTTCTCGCGCAGAGCATCGACACCGATCTGAGCCATCTCCCCGAAGTCGGGCAGGATCTCTTTGACGGCCTCGAACAGCTTCATGTACGGGTTGTTGCTGTCAGAGCCGGAGCCGCTGCCGTCCGACACACCCTGGGCCTCAAGGTCGGCCAGCTCCTGACGAGCCTGCTCCAGCTCGCGCTTGTTCTTCTCGACGGCGTCGCGCTTGCTCTTCAGCGTCGACGGCGCGGTCTTCGGATTGGACTCGGCCTCCTGCAGAGCCATCTCCGAGGTCGCCAGCCGGTTCTCCAGGTCGGTGACGCGGTCACGGGCGTTCTGGAGCTTCTTCGACGAGACTCCACCGGAACCAGGCGACACCGAGGTGCCGCTGGGCATCGACAGCGCCGTCGTCGGAATGTCGACCGCCGGAGCACCGGCACCACGGCCCTTGCCCAGGATCGCGTGGACGTGGTCCATGTGGTTCTGGGTGTCAGAACCACGGTCGCTCATGGGCTTACCGCCCCAGCCGCCGCCGTAGCCGTAGCTGGTCTGCCGCCAGATCATGCCGTCGAGGCCCAAGGCATCCTTGTTGGCCTTGAGGAACGACGCCACCGCATCCCCGAGCGCCTTGCCTTCCGGCGTCGAGTAGTTCGGGATCATGATGTCGATCGCGTTGCCCGAGCTGTGCTCGCCGTAGCCGTCCTCGGAGCGCCGTCCGCCGATCGAGGTGATTTGCGGCCACATCTTCATGATCTGGCTGCGCAGGTAGTCGGCTCCGGGGTTGAGGCCTTCGGCGAAGCCGGGGAGGTGGCCGACCATCGAGGCGATCATCGACGCGGGAGGCACCCATCCGGCGTTGAGCGCGGCCACCAGAGTGGCCCCGCCGTTGCGCATCGCCTTGGCGGTGACAACACCTTCGCCGTTGGACAGCCACGCCAGCACCTCGTCGCTGGTGCCGGTGCCCGGGCCACGGACGACACCGCCGTCGCGCAGAGCGGCCAGCTTGCTGCCCCAGTCGGAGACGTTGATGTCGATGTCGGTGCCGGGGATGTGGATCGACGGGATGTTCTGCAGCATCCTGCCAACCTGGCGCAGCGGAGCCTTGACGGCCTCGACGATGCCGTTGAAGACACCCTTGACGACGTCGGCGACACCGTTGAAGACGCCCTTGATGAAGTCCGACAGGGTCTGGAATCCACCCTTGACCTTCTCGAAGACGTCCTTGAGGAAGTCCCAGGCCGAGCTGAAAACGCTCTTGATGCCCTCCCAGGCCGGAGAAATCGCGTTCTCCCACAACCACATCGCCGCATCGCCGACGGCATCGAAGGCGTCCTTCCAAAGGCCGAAGTAGACCTCGACGCCGTTCCACACCGCCGAGATGGTGGCCTTGATGCCGTTCCAGGCGGGCTTGATGCCGTTGTTCCACAGCCACATCGCCACTGCGGCGACGCCCTTGAAGAACTTGCCCATGGCGGGGAAAGCGGTGCCGGTCAGCCAGCCGATGACGCTGCCGATCTTGTCGAGGATCCATGTCGCGACGTCGATGATGATCGGGATGACGACCTTGGCCACCTCGACGACGACCTTGGCCAGCACGGCCAGAACCGCGCCGAGCACGGTTCCGACGAGCTTCACTGCGGGCATGATCGCCTTGAACACCTTGACGATGGCCTCACCGAGCGGCTTGAGCTTCGGGGCGACCTTGGCCAGCAGATCACCCAGGCCCTGATAGACGGTCTGGACGACCTCAACGATGCGAGTCACCAAGGGGCGCAGGGCGTCAATGGCAGTCCGAAGGATGTCGAAGACCGTCGAGGCGACGTTCTTGACGACCTCGATGATCCTGGGCAGTGCGCCCTGCAGGACGCCTCCGACGTTGCCGACCGCATCGCCGAAGGAGGGCAGGTACTGCTCGAAGCCGGAGAAGAACTCCTTGACCTTGGGCGTGACCTCCTCGATCAGCGGCATGACGCTGCCCTCGAAGAAGGTGGTGAACGCACCGCCGAGCTTCTCCATCAGCGGACCGGCTGCGGTGGTCGCCTTGTCGATGACGCCGGTCAGGTTGGTGAAGACACCGGCGGCCTTGTCGAAGACCGGACCGGCCAGCGCCGCGCCGAACCGCGAGACGGCGGCATTGAGGTTCTTGAGCGCCCCGGAGGTGCTGTTGCCCATCTTCTGGGCAGCGCCGCCGATGTTGTCCTGGATGACCTTCTGGAAGGTCGCGGCGTCGACAGCGCCGTCGGAGACCATGTCCGACAGCTGGTCGCCGGTGACGCCCAGCTCCTCCTGCAGCCAGGTGAAGACCGGGATGCCACGGTCGGCGAGCTGCTGAAGCTCATCGGTCATCGCCTTGCCGTTGGTCTGGACCTTGTTGAAGATCGGGGCCATCTCCGACAGCGGCGTGTTGGCGATGGCTGCGGCGTCGCCGATGGTCGACAGGTACTTGGTCAGCTCCTGCCCGGGCTTGATCCCGGCGGCAACAGCGGTGGCCGCTGCGGTGGCGGCCTCGTCCATGCCGAAGGCGGTGCCCTTCACCGCCGCCATGGCGGAATCCATGATGGAGGCGACCGAGTCGGCGTCATGGCCCAGACCGACGAGCTTGGCCTTGGCGTCGTCGATGGCCGTCAGGCGTCCGACGCCCTTGGTGATGGCGACGCCGATGCCCGCAGAGGCGACGCCGACGACGCCGAGGGCGGGACCCTTCAGGAAGCCAGCGAGACCGGCGGCGAAGCTGCCACCGGACTTCTCGCCGCTCTTACGCGATGCCTTGGATGCCTCACGCTCGAAGTTTCGCGAGAACGACTCGCCCGCCTCGGTTCCGGCGGTACCCATGATCTTGCTGATGGGCCGGGCGATGGCGCGACCCACCTTGGTGCCGACGGCCTCACCAACACGCTCGCCCAGGCGCTCCTGCAGCGACTTCGCGGCGTCGTCGCCAGCCTTCCTGCTGCCCTTGCTGATTCCTCCGGAGAGGTTCTTGCCAGCGTTCTCGCCGACCTTCTTGGCGGTCCGCTCCAGGCCGGTGACGTCCTTGGTGAGCTTGGACATCGCATCGCCGTACTTGACAGACAGCGAGATGAAGCCAGAGGCAAGCTCGACGGCCACGGGTCACCCCCCTTCGGAGAAGATCTGTTTGATGCGTTCGGCCTTGTCCATGACCGTCTCTCGAACGCTGCCCCGCAGGGCCTCATAACGCTGCTTGAGCAGCGAACGCTGAATTGGCCTGGGCTTCGCGCCCTCACGCTGCGGCTGGACAACGCCGGGGCGCGGGACCTTCTTGGGCTTGTTGCGTCCCTTGACGCCGTCTTCGGTCTTGGCCCACTGCAGCCAGTGCACTGAATCGACCACGTCGGCCAGGAGCATGTTGGTGGTGTCCCACCCGGCGTGCTCGGGGTGCATGGCCGCATACAGTGCCGAGTGCCGGTCGAGGTAGCGGATGAACACCTTCAGGTCGTGCCAGTTGTGGTCGGCGCAGGGAAACCACCGAAGGCGCATCTGCGCCTTGATCAGGTCCGCCTCCAGTGCTTCGCCGTGACGGCGGATGATGCGGAAGAGCTGGACCAACTCGCCGATCGCGATGTCTGAGAGCTGTTCCCACTCTGAGAGCAGCGCGGTGATGCTGTCGGCATCGAGTTGGTCGATGATGGCCAGCGTGCCGTCGGAGCACAGGGACTCCAGCAGGACCCATATCCGCTCGGAGGCAGGAGTGGTAAGGAGCTGCCGTCCCAGGCGAGGGTCGATCTCAGCCAGAGACGGCAGTTCTGCCACGCCGTAAGGGGTAGCTACAGCGAGGACTTCCACGTGGTGGGACTCAGTCCTCGGTGGCCTTGGGCTTGCCGGTGGGCTTGTCCTCGTCCTCGGAGGCGGTGCTCCACGCCTCCATCAGCTCCTCGATCTCGCTCGCCGGGATGCGGTCGAGAATCTCATGCTGGTCCTCCGACAGGCCCCACTCCAGGCTGTCCCACATCTGTCCTTCAGGATCCTTGCGGTTGCGCCGCAGGACGCCGAGAGGCATCCGGTTGAAGGGCTTCAGACGCAGAGTCACCTTCTCGGTTCCCTTGCCGTCCTCGGCCTCCACCTCGGTGGTGTACTCGAAGAGCTTCTGTGCAGTCATCTGTCAGCCGCCTAACTCGTTGCCCTCACAGCCGCCAGGCTCGCGGGGGAGAACCTCCCGGCGGCTGCAAGGAAGGTGTGAATCTCCCCCGCGAGGTTGGTGGTTACGACGTCTTCTGGCCGTCGTCGGTGAAGGTGATGACGTAGTTGCCATCGGCGTTCGGGAACGCCTCCAGCTCGACCTCGTACATGATCGTGTCCGTGTGCACGATGGTCACATCGCCGACCGAGGTGATCTGCCCGATCGGAATGTAGTTGCGGTAGAACGCATCCAGCTCGGTGTCGGTGGTGTCGATGACCCACGACATCTTCTTGAGCTTGCGAGCGTTCTTGTTCACCTTGATCTGGACGCCGTGGCTGCCGTTGGCCGGGGTGACGGTGACGTTGTCCTCGCCGTAGACGGCCTTGAGCACGTTGGCGTTCAGCGACTCCAGCAGCGTGAAGCTGAAGGTGTGGGCGTAATCGGTCTGCAGGATCTTGACCGTGTCACCGCCGAAGGCCTTCTTCTTCTCGATCGAGCGGTCGATCGTCTCGGTGAATCCGTCCTCACCGATGTACCCGAGGTCGACCCAGGGGCCGGTGAGGGCGCTGACCGCGTCCGTCGGTGCGCTCGTGCCGAGCGGGGCCACCAGCAGAGAACCGGTGGTCAGCGGCTCAGCAGCGTAAACGTGGTTGGCATTGGAAGCCATGATTGCTCCTTACAAAGGGCATGCGAAACTAGCCCGCGGTCTGCTAAAAGACCTGGGCTAGAAGGGAATTGGGGACTAGATGACTGCCCGAAGGGTGACGTCGGCGGTCAGTTGGAACCGGGGAGCGTCGGTGTCGGGGTCATCGAATCGGGCTGGCGTTCCGACCACGGTCACGTTTCGCAGACCATTGCCCTTGACATAGCGCGCTGACCTCAGGTGGGCGCAGACCGTTTCGGCCAGTTCGCCCGCTTCCATCTCGGTCGCGGCGTAGACCTGGATGATCAGCCGCCGAGGCGACAGAGCCAGGTTGGTGCCTCCGCCGGTCGGAGCGGAGGTGATCGTGACCAGCTTCGCGGGGCGTTTGGCTGGTACCTCGGTGCTCACCCGAACGTCTCCGGGGAGAACGCTCTTCAGATAGGCGTGCACGAGCTTGGGGGCGTATGGGATCACGCCCAGTGTTGGGTTCGCCACGATCAATCACCCCCAGCGAGGTGGAAGTGGTTGACGAGCGTGTTGTGCCGAGCGTTGTGGGCCATGGCCGGTGCCGTCGCTGTGATCACCGTGGCCCGGTAGTCGCTCGGGTCGAGTTTGTCGTCGCCTTCGGTGGAGAGCCGGAAGCCTTCGGCGTCGTCATGGTCGTGCTCGACCAGTTCGAGGTTGCAGGCCTCGGCCACACGTTGCATGCGGTCGAGGCCCTCGGTCTCGATGACCTGCTTGACGATCTGGTTCCAGCCCGCCTTGTTGAACTTGAGCTTGGCCACCGCTACTCCTCGGGGTCGCCGGGAGGGTCCTGAGGCAGTTCGACCACCAGGATGTGGCCGTCCTCGTCGACCTGGATGGGCGAGGGGATCTCCACCTCTTCTGTCATCCAGTCACCTTCTTCAGCTTGATCACCGAACCGGGCTTCCAGCCGTGGAATCCGTGGTTGGCGTCCTCGATGGCGGTGACCTCGTAGGGGTCTTCCTCACCGGGGAGGTAGAACCGGTCCCTCACCGAGACGGTCAGGGTCGGAGGCACCGCCATGTCGATGTCGGACACCACACGCGAGGTGTAGCCGGTCAGGTTCTCCACCGAGGAGACCTGGTAGGCCACCACCTGCACGTCGACCGGGGCGGCCCAGGTCTCGACGTCGTTGTCGAGTTCATCCAGGCCGGTGCCGGTGAACACGGCATGGCCGACGGTGTGCGGAGTCGGGAACGTCATCACGGATTCCAGAGCGGGACAGTGCCAGTCAGGTACACGCCACAGTCGCAGTAGTTCGCCCCGAGGTTGGCCGCGCACGTCGGTGCGTGCGGGCTGGCCGCGCTGATCATGTCGTAAGACCAGATCGTGTTGTCGGGGTCGGACTTGCAGATGTCCTGCAGGTCGGTGATCTCCGAAGGCCAGAACAGGCCCCGGCTGGATTGCTGCCGGGTGTCGATGGTCTGGCCGAAGGCCAGAGCCGTCTGCGACATGACTGCGCCGCTGCCCTGGTCGTTCCATCGCAGAATGGCTCGGCGCAGGATCGCCTTGGCGGCAGCGGCTTTCTGAGGGGACAGGTTGTCGTCGGTGAGGCAGGGGGCGACCTGGCCAGCAAGGGCCAGGGCGTCCTCGATCATGGCCTCAGCCTTCGACTCTTCGATCTCGGCGAACGGTGCCAGATCAGCCGGTGTGATCGTCAGTGCTGGCATCAGTCACCGCCTTGGTCGTCGTCTTCTTCGGCTTGGGCTTGGTTGCCTTACGCGGCTTCCTCGCAGGAGAAGGCGGGGCCTCCAAGGGGGTCAGCCCTCGAAGGCGCGCCGCCTTCTCCTCGGGGATGTTGATCACCACGCCAGCCGCAGTGCGGTAGCGAGGCATGGTGGGTTAGCTGCCGCCGCCGACGACCTTGGCGAACGCGTCCAGATCGGCGATGCCCCAGCCGTACACAACCTCGGCGCGGAACGCGACCTGGTTGTTGCGCTTGAGGTCTCCGCCACCGTCGGGGTCGCCGTACTCGATCAGCTCCAGGCCGATCGCCCGCTGGATGCCCCAGCGGATGGCCGAGAAGTCACCGACGAACGCGAGCACGTCGGTGTCGGTGTCGGCCACGCCCACAGCGCCCACGGTGTTGGACACCGAGCTGTTGTGGTTCTCCAGCCGACCAGCGGGAGCGGTGGCATAGCTCAGATCCGGGTACAGCTTCGGGCCGATGGCCTCGCCGGTGGCCACCGGAGCGCGCTGCGCGCCGAAGACCGAGGCGTAGGCCGGGTCCAGGGCGATGTCACGCGGGATGAAGCCGTCGGCCAGGATGAGGCTGTCGGCCTGGTCCACGTCGAGCTGCGGGCTTGCCCCACCGGCCTCCACCGAGTTGGTGGTGTCGGCCAGGCACTCGGTCATCGCCACGACGGACTCACCGGTGGTGGGGTTGATGCCGTGGAACACGCCGAAGTCCAGAGCGCGGCTCAGCGCGGGCTGGATCAGGTCGAGCACCTGCTCGATCGCTTCGAGCTGATGATCCTCGTTGGCCCACTTGACCTCTTCGGTCCACCGCACGGTCTTGTGGAACTTGAAGGGCTTGACCGTCTTGGTGGTGGGGGTGATGGTCGAGCCACCCTTGCTCGCACCCTCACCGACGTACTCGGCTTCGCCGATGTCGAAGGTCATCCACTGACCCGGGCCGAACTTCATCGGGGTGGCACCGGACAGGGTGGCGACGGCGGAGCCGTACTTCACCTTGCCCAGCCAGGGGTCCAGGATCTGGTTGGGGATGCTGAGACCCGAAGTGTTGAAAGTCGCCATGATGGCTTCTCCTTAGTTACTGGTTGCCGCCGAACAGATTTCGCGTGAACTCACGCAGATCACTGGTCGGAGCAGACGGGGCGTTCCCCTCGCGGGGAACGACGTGCTTCTTCTTGCTCTGCTTGTCCGACTGGAAGACGAGTCGAGTCACCTGCTTGAGCAGGAGATCCGGCTCGGTCGCCGTCAGGAACAACTCGGCGTCCTCGGCGTCGATGCCGTGCAGCTCGATGAGATGGGTCTTGAGAGCCTCAGCCACCTTGGCGGGAACAGACGCGACCTCTGCTTCTGCCTGAGCGATACGCTCAGCGGCCTTTTCGGCCTCTGTCTTCTGAGCCTCTTCGATCTCCGCGAGCTTCTTGGCTGCTGCGGCGTTGGACTTGGCCCGGGCTTCTTGCTCCCGTGCCTTCTGCTTCCAGAACTCGACCGTCTCGGTCGGCTTGGTTGCGTTCTGCTGCTCGTTCTCCGTGGCATCCGTTGCGGGTGCTGGTGCATCCGTGGCGACAGTGTCAGACATGCTGATTTACTCCCCGTTTCGGGTCAGGTCCCGACCGTTTCGGTCAGGAGGGCTTGAGAGTCACTGATTGCGGCGAATCCACTCGCGAACGCGAGCGCGGTCGGCGTCAGTGATGTTGCGTGCGCTTGGCCGGTACGGCTTGACCGGTAACGGCTTGCCACCCCAGGCGGGCTGGGCCACGCAGTGGCAAAAATCGTGGGAGGCGAAGTCAGCGCTGTTCTCGGTATAGACAGCGCCTCTCCCGGCTAGGAGACGACAGAAGGCGCACCCCGTGGGGCGAGCCACCCGCTGCCATCCGATCGCACCGGGGTCCTCGATGGACGAGGTGATGATCGTGTCGCGGGCGACGTTGGTGACCCGTCGTTGCATGCCTCCGGCCAGGCGACTGCGGGTGAGCGCCATGTCGGGTTCCCCGCGCCGCAGAGGCTGTGTGCCCCAACCAACGAGCTGCTCGACTCCGAGGTCGCCCAGCTCCGGCACCCGGGCGAAGAACGCACCGTCGATGTCGTTGATCTCGCGGGCCTGGTCGTACCACTCAGCAGCCGCTGAGCCAGCCGCGAGCGCCCACTGGTCGATCAGCGAGGGCAGGAGGTCGAAGGCGGCCTCAGTGATCTCTCGCAGCGGCACAGACAGCAGCAGGGCGTCCATGTCCTCGATCGCCGTGGCGGCGACGAGGCCGACAACCTCAGCCAGCGGTGGCAGGGTCTGCGTCGGTGCTGTCATCGGTCACCGGCTCCTGGGAAGCAACGCGGTTGGCCAGGGTCTGCAGGATCTGGCGGCCCTCGGCGCGGCGGCGCTGGCTCATCGCACGGGCGATCTGCTGCTCATCGAGGCCCAGCAGCTCCAGGCCGACCTCGGTCTCGGCCAGCCACGGCACAGCGGCCAGCTGCTTCATGCCAGCGTCGGCCTGGGCGGCACGGCTCAGGTACAGCGGGCTGCGCCACTTGACGTCGATGGTCTTCCACTCGTCGGGAGTGGAGTCCAGGCCGTTCTGGATCGTCAGAGCGCGGATCATGGCGCGGCGCAGGGCCGGTGCCCAGTCGTCGGTGGCACCCTCGGCCTCGGCGATCAGGTCCTCGCGGGAGGCGATGTAGGAGTCAGCACTCGTCGGGTTGGACTGATCCGAGATGCCCAGGCTCGACAGCGGGATCGAGGTCTCGCCGGAGAACAGCATCGCCTGCTGCTTGAGCATGTCGATGTGCGGCTGCGGCGACTGCGCTTGGAACTGCTTGACGTCGGCGCGGGCCAGGCTCGGATCGTCGGCTTCCTCGTCGTCAGGAATGCCCTTGATGCGGCCCAGCATCACCTGCCAGTTGGGCTTGGGGTTGCCGTTGTCGTCCTTGAAGATCGACGGGTCCGCGCCGAGCATCCAGTACTCCGGGTAGGAGTACACATCGGCGTGGCCCTCCATGCGCAGCACGGTGCGCAGCGCCTGATCATGCAGGCTCATCACCGGGCGGCTGATGCGGCTGGTGCCGAACGGCCTTCCCACACGCGGCTTGTAGATCAGAGCCTCGACCGGGACACCCCACGGGTGCTCCAGGATCTCGGCGTGCCAGCGACCGTTCTCCTTGACCGCGTCGATAGTGCGACCGTCGAGGTAGAGCGTCAGGCCGGTGACCTGGTTGTCAACGCGGCTGTTGACCGACAGCAGGTTCATGACGCGCCGCGAGCGCGGGTCCCAGTCGCCGATGGCGTTGAGCGCGTCCTTGACGTGGATCAGGCTCTCCGGTTCGCCCTCGTCGCCTTCGGTGTTGATCAGGTACGCAGGGCCGTGGATCAGACTCGACACCAGCGCGGAGTTCACCTCCGCGGCCAGCATGTTGTTGTCCCAAACATCCTGGCCACCAATGGAATTGAGGTCGCCGTCGGCCCATACGAAGTTGTCCAGGTTACAGCGGCGCGCCAGGATGTCGACGGCTTTGGCCGACCAGCCCAGCACAATGCCCAGCCGGTAGTACTGGGGCGGCAGGACTGCTGAGAGCTGCGTGATGGCGCGCTTGCCGTCGTAGTAACTGGCGCGCAGGAGGTTTCGAGCCGACTTCTTGCTCAGCTGCTCCAGCAGCCGGTTGAGCGTCCGGTCGTCGTCGTCATCGATTCCAGGCAGGTGAATCTGCTCTTCGGGGAGCACTAGTAACACACCGCCTTCCTGCGGCTCGTGCGAGCGCGTCCGTCACCGGAGCGCCCGGTGCGGACTTTCGGGTTGTTGAGGACCAGCTTTCGGCCCAGGTGCGCGCCGACCATGCACACCGCGAGGTCGATGTGCCTGGAGGACTTGCGCGACTCCTTGCCCAGCGAGGTGCCCCACTTGGTGGGGTAGTTGCGGGCGTTGTGTACGTGCACGCGCAGCGCAGTGTTGCCGTCGTGGAGGAACGCCTTGTCTTCGTCGATCCACAAGGCCACCTGTTCGGCCATCTCCACAAAGGCCTGGTTGCGTTCCTGAGCACCGCGCTGACTGGTGCGCATGTCGTAAAGCACCGAGTGGCCGATCTGTGTGCCGGGGGTCGCCCAGAGCTTGAGTTTTCGGTGGAAGTCGCGATGCCAGGCGTCGATGGTCGGCTTCCAGTAGAGAGCCTCGGTGTCGTCGTCAGTGGCAGGGGACGGGTCGACTCCGAACCACAGCACCTTGTACCGGTCGAAGGCTGCGCGCACGGCGGCGTCGACCTCGTGCCGTGGAGCCAGCCAGTTCTTGCCGCGACCGGCCTTGGGCGGCTGCCACACACCGAGCACGAAGGTGAAGCCGTCCTCGACGCGCACACCGACAAGGCCGGTGGCGTCCTGGCTCTTGGAGCAGTCCAGGAACATGCAGATCCTGTCGCCGTCGGCGACCACGGTGTCCAAGGAGGCCAAGGCATCCCAGTTGCGCGGGTCGACCCAGGCGTCCTCGCGGGCTGCCAGCGAGTTCAGGTAGAAGCGCTTGCTGTCGGCCAGGCTGGTGCGGGGGTCGAGCACCTCGGACTGCAGGCGCTCCAGGTCGGCCCAGGGGGCATCGGAGTAGGCCTGCTCGATGGCCTTGGTCAGCTCCTCGGGGATCAGCAGGTTGAGGTTCGGGTCGGCCTCGATGCTGTCGTAGAGGATGTCCTTCTTCAGGCCGGGGAACTGGCCGCTCTGCTGGTCCTGCCAACCGTTGAAGCTGCGCTCCGCAACCGAGTCCAGGCCCATCTGATGGGCGTTGGTCAGCTCGATCAGCCTGGCCTGGATGTCGAAGGGGGACTTGCCGACGTTGCGCGCTGCCACAGCGGCCACCCGGTGACCGCCGGAGGTGGCCGTCATGTGGTGGCTCTCGTTGAGCAGGATGCACGTCGCCGGGTCACCCTCGGAGCTAGCCTCCGACGCCGTCAGGACCTCGAACTTGCCGCGTCCCTTGAGCAGGGTGCGGGTTGTGCCGGTCTCGATGTCGTGCCAGGACTTCGCTTCGCGAGTCCACATGGCGTTGGCGACCAGCAGGAGGTCCTTGGACTGGGCCTCGGAGTTGGAGGCCACCTGGACCAGCGGCATGCGGTGCTGAACACCGTGCCAGCCACGCTCGTCGGTCCGGACGAGCTGTGAGGGACCAGCCAGCTCGCAGTTGCCGATGGCCGCACCGATGATGTCCTTGCCGGTTCCCTTGCTGCCCCGCTTGACCGCCGAGCGGTAGATGTAGCGACCACCCTCGTCGTAGGCGTACCAGAGGATCATGAAGCGCTTCTGGCCGGGAGTGAAGCGCCACGGCTGGCCAGTGAGGTGATGGACCAACCCGGGGCCGTACTGCTCGAACTCCTCGTCGGTCAGCCGGTTCTCGGCCCAGCGGATCAGCAGCGGTCCGAGGCTGTGCTCGGCGAGGCGCTGCTTCTCAGCGGGGTCGGTGGGCCACGGCAGCGTGCACCAGGCCCCGGTGACCGGATCGACGTAATAACCCGGCAGCGGCTCTTCTGGAGCCTGCTCGGGGGCGTCCAGGATGTGGGTCATGGCTTAGAGCGCGCTGAAATCGTCGCCGACCACCTGGAGCTTGGGCTTGGGTGCCTTCGGCTCCACATAGCGGATGCGCAGATCCCGGCGGGCGTCGAGAGTGGTGCCCATGTTGGCCTCGCGGATGCGCAGCTCGGCGGCGACGGTGATTCCGCCGTCGTTGTACATCCGATGCGCCAGGGTCACCGAGTCCAGGGCGTAATCCCAGTCGGTCTCGGTCCACAGCACGCAGTGCGGCATCCGACGCCAGTTGCGCCACTTGCGGACTGCCCACGGGTGCCAGGCCTTGCCGTCGGGTGCCTTCTGGGGCAGCCGAGGTCCGTCCTCGAAGGGGACGTCCTCGACCTCAGTCCACTCCAGAGACCCGCGCCGGTTCGGGTTGATGGCCTCACCTGGGGGCTTGGGCTTACCGCCGCGAGCGACCATTTGAGCCTCCTTCCGGGGGTCTTGTGGTGTACCTACGGGCGACAGCTATGTCGTCCGGGCCTGCTGTGACCAGGGGGTATGGGGTCCTCCCCCTGGGGGTCAGGAGGGGGTGAGGGTTGCTGAGCTGTAGCCAGTGGCAGGGCCTATGTCGTCCGGGGAAGGGATCGACGGTGGACAGAGACGACCAGGTCGACAAGACCCACGGACACCGGTGGTCGGCCTTACCCTCAGAAACTGATCACCAGTCAACGGAGGGGGAAGCTCGTGGTTGATCACCAATTGCTGCAGATGCTCAGGTCTGTGACGATCCCGGCGGCCATGGTCGAGAGCCGCAAGTTCGTCGACTATCTGACCAAGCATGCTGAGGCCGACACTCACAGTGGGACGGCGCAGGAGGGCCTTCAGTACCTCAATGACGTTCTCGGCCTGATGATTGCTTCTCAACTGGAGGTGCTCAACGCGCTGGGTGAGGTGGACGAGCAGCTGAGGAATGCGGGTCAGCGCTTGAAGGCACTGGAGGGCAGGTAGTTCCCCGAATGGGCCAGGGTTACCACTGACGTCTGCGGTCTGCGTCGCTGATGAGGGCGACGGTGGTGATGCACACGATGCTGAACAGGATAAGGGTCATGGCTGTTGGGTGGTTGTCTGCTCTGGGGCCGAGCCGTTGGTCTTGGCCTTGGCCGCCATCGACTGGACCATCATCCCGGCGATGGTCTCGGCCAGAGATGAGCCGGTCTTGCCCGCGACGTCATTGACCGGGCGGGTGTGGGTCTTCGTGGGTGTGGTGTTGTTGGTCAGCGCACCCAGTGCGCTCTTGGCCCCGATGCTGATGGCGCTCTTGAGCAGTGCCTCGATCTTCTCGCCGATGATGGCGCGGATCTCTTCGCGCACGATCCGGCGGATGTGGTCATCGCAGATCAGCGGATCGGTGCCGGGTTCCTCGTGCATCTGGGAGAGCAGGCCCTCGATGTCCGGGTCGTTGCGATAAGTCATGGTCAGACCACCACGGCCGGGATCGGTTCGATCTCCACGGCCAGCACCTTGATGCGGTTGCGGTCCTGGAAGCGGGGCTTGCGGATGAAGTCGGGGAAGTAGGAGGCGTATTCGCTTGTGGCGGCCTCATTGACAGGGCCGTCCCAGACCTCGGTGTGAGAGGCCACCTGCTTCTTGAGAGCGATCAGCTCGTCGTTCTTGGCGCTGATGATCAGGTTGGTGACCGTGTCGTCGGGGATGCCCTGCTCGTAGACCATGTAGGCGATCTCAGCCATGAGGGTTCTCCTTGACAGTGACTTTTCCTGGATGTGGGTCGGGCTTGCGGTATCGCCTGCGACGTCTGCCCTCGGCGGCTTCTTGGGCGGTCTTGCGGATGTGGCAGGGGCGGCACACCAGCTGGAGCAGTCGGGGATCGTTGGCCGCCGGGTCGTTTCGGTCCAGGCCCAGGGTCTTGAGGTTGACCTTGTGGTCGTACTCGGTGCCGGTGGTCAGGCAGATGTCGGGGTAGCCGATCTGGCAGCGGTTGTTGGCGTTACGGCGAACGATGCGCTTGACGCGCTCGGGGATATGGCTACCGGAGTTGGTGTTGGACCAGGCCATCAGGCCTCCACAGACATGTGTCGCTTATCTCTTCATCGTTTCGGCGGACCACCGATTCCAGTGGCGAACCGGAAGATCGCGCCGATGAGGCCGAGGAGTCAGAGCGCGACGCTCTTGCTTGACCAGTCCGCTCGGGTGCCGATCCGGTGAGCGACTCGCCCTGGAGGGCGGGGCTTTCCGTCCGGGTGCGAGATCAGCGTCGGGGCGTCGGCGTGATTGACAATGCTCGGCCAGCAGTGGGCGATCTCGTGGCCCCTGGAGCGTGCCCAGCGCCCGATCGCTTGGTCGATGGGCAGATAGGCGCGCAGTGAGGACAGCATGTCGTCGATCAGCGAGGTGTGCATCGCGATTGCGACGGCGTGGAACATCTGGTTGCCCACGATGAAGTGAGCGTCGTCGTGATCGGCTCGGGCGATGGCTGCGCGGATCAGCGGCTGGGCCTGGGGTGGCCGCTTCTGCCCGAGGTAAGCGGACACGATGGGGGCCGGAGCTGCTTGCAGAACCGCTTCGAGTTGTCCTCGGAAGTCGGCGACCGGTACGGCGTCGTCTTCGAGCACCGCGCTCCAGTCGGAGTCATAGCTGCCCAGTTCGGCCCACACGCGCTTGTGATTGCCGTTGGCCCCGATGTTGCCGGGGTCGATGCTGAGGATGTCAGC